TCTTCATTATTAGCACAGCAATCTCCATCAATTTAAGAATTGAATAAACTCTTATCATAAAGGGAGGGCAGTGTCCCTCCTTTTTTTGTATATTTGAAACCATGGAAATAAAAGCAAAGTTTATCGGATCAAAACAATGGTCATCCTTATTGAGTAAATGGGTTGACATCAAGAGAGGTCAAGAAGAATATTATGTATCTCTTGGATTCCTTCACATCTTTGAAAAAAGAAAACCTAAACTAATTAAAAATGCTGAGAATACAGAAAGCGACATCTTCAAATCTGATAGTAACAGTAACGGAGCTGACAACAGTTAGTCCAGTTTACTATCTTTTTGAATTTGAGCATGAGCAATCATTCTTAAAATACTATTGCATCCTGAGTAATATTAGCACAGCAACATCCAGATATGATGAATTCTTGCTTGTGGATGGTGTTGATGTTACCTTTGATTACGATGGTTACTACACATATAGAATATATCAGCAAACATCACCAACCAATCTTGATCCTGACTTATCAGCTGGATTGGTTGAGGAAGGCAGAGCTCATGTATATGAGAATGATTCACCGTCCACAGAATACTCGTCAAATATAACTTTCAATATATATGAATAAGTTCGAATCAATGTCATTCAGAAAGGACTTTGTCCAACCAATTGAGGAGCAAGATAGAATGCTTGGCTTTATTAAGTGGGGAAAAAAGAATGACTATCCTTATTTTTTAGTGGATCTATTCAATGGATCAGCTTGGCATCAAGGGATAATCAAGAATAAGACTCACTACATTGCTGGAGGTGGGATTGAAGTTGTCACCGGTACCTTACAAAGATTCCTTGAGAATCCATTCTCCGACTTTACAATGGATGAGATTGTTGAGCAACTGGCATTTGATTATGAATTATTTGGTGCATTCGCTGTCAAAGGTACTTGGAATAAGGAAGGGACCAGAGTTGTTAGATGGGAATATCTTGCCATTGATATGATAAGAATCTCATCAGATGAAAGAATGTACTATCTATCAGATGACTGGACTGTTCAACAGCAATCACCTGAGAAAACAAATCTCAGAACTATTCCAGCTCTTGATGAAAATAATAAGGTCGGATCATTTGTTATTTATTACAAGGATCCAGCTAAGAAAGGACGTAAAGAACAAGGAGTCTATCCAAAACCACCTTACAATGGAGGTATCACAGCAATCCAGACTGATGTTGACATCTCTAAATTTCATATGTATGAATTGCAGAATGGATTCAAGTCTGGAACAATGATCACTTTCATGGATGGCTTTCCAGAAACTCAAGAAGAGGCGGAGTCATTCAAGAATCAAATTAAAGGACCAGCATCCAATATTGAGAATTCAGGAGATATCATTATAACATTTGCACCATCAGCGGATCAAGCTCCCAGAGTTGAAAGTCTGACTGGAAATGATCTTGATAAAAGATATGAGTCACTTGAGTCAAGCGTTCAACAGAACATCCTTGTTGCTCATGCGGTTGTATCTCCATCCTTGTTTGGTGTTGCTCCAGAAGGATCATTCAATGCGGCTGAATCAGCTGAGTTATTCGAAATATTCAAAAAGACCTATGTTGATACAAGACAAAGAAGGCTTGAGTGGATGTTAAACGAAATGATTAAATTGTCTGGTGATGTTGGAACAGTTAAGCTCAGAGATGTGACTCCGATAGGAACAACACAAGAGCCAACAGTTCCGGCAACAGCTCCAGTTCAACAAGATGCAACATTCAATAGACAAGATGTTAATGCATTAATAGATATTACTACCAAATTAAATGATGGGAAGATATCGCATGACAGTGCATTAAGCATTATTTTAGCATCATTTCCAACCATTGATGAGTCACAAGCTCGAAGAATTGTTGGAATGCAACCAGGAGCACAGCAATTGTCATCATGCAAGTTTGAACATCAAGATGATGAGATTGGATACTTTGCTCAATATGGTGAATCTGCTGGACAATATGATGTGATTGCAACATTTCCAATTGCATGGGATACTCCATCAGCTGAGGTTTTCTCAAAACAAGATCAACTCTTTGCCACTATTGGAGAAATATCAGCAGAGTTAAATGACTTTGATAAAAATGTATTGAAGCTTATTGGTGATGGTGAAGATTCAAATGGTATTGCCAAGGCATTGAATACAAACATTGAGGAGATTGCCAAGTCAATGGCTAAGCTCATGAAATGGGAGGTCATCACAAAGGGAGAGGTCACTGATTTGGGAAAGTCACTTGTCAGAGAGGAACAAATTCCGATTGAAAGATTTGAAGTGAGATATGGTTATAGAACCAGATTAGATGTTCCACCGGCTAAAAGTGGATCAAGACAATTCTGTGAGAGATTAATGTCACTTAATAGACTTTATACAAAGGATGAGATCAACACAATCTCTGGTCGAGTTGACAGAGATGTTTGGAAGTACAGAGGTGGATGGTACACCAATCCAGATACTGGAGCATCAACTCCATGGTGTAGACATGAATGGATTCAACAATTAGTTGTAAAAAGATAAGATATGAACTACCTACTTTCAGTGGAGAATCTCAAGAAACTTGGATTAATCCACAGTAACACAGATACAAAACTTTTGGCAGTTGCTATTAAGCGAAGCCAGGATATGTATATTCAGCCAGCTCTTGGCACTCCCTTATATAAGGCATTACTTAATAGAGTTGAGACTAACACATGGACTCCAGATTATCTCACATTGATGAATGATTATGTTGTTCCTTGCTTGGTTGCATTCGTTGATTATAGAGCAGCTCTGTTCCTTACTGAGAAGCTAACAAACAAATCAGCTGGAAGAGTAACGGATGAAAACTTGCAAGCCAATACATTGGATGAGGTTGCTGAGCTAAGAGATCAATTGAGAAAGGATGCTTATTTTTACAAGGAGAGACTTGTTGGCTTTCTTATGGATGATCAAGCAACTAAATATCCAGAGTATTGTGATATGTGTTCTGATCATTGCAATGAATATGTGAAAAAAGATAAGACTGGTTACAAGCCATTAAATTGGATACAATGAAATTCTCAAAGAAACAGATTGATAAATTAAAAGCATATCTCAATAAGGATGGAAAAAACATTAAACCAGCTAATGAAAGAGCTGGAAACAATAGCAACACAGCACCGGCAGATAAACGAGTTCTTTCAAGGTGATTTTATTGATGCTGTGTCAAGAGATGCGGCTCAATATCCTTTGATGGTTGTAACTTTGCAACCAGGATCAATGACTGATCAAGCTGTGAATGTCAATGTGGTTATATCAATCTGTGATAAATATAACATCCAAGAATATAGACAGATCAATGAGATACATTCTGATTGCTTGAGCATCTGTAATGACATCAGAATAACATTCCAACAATGGAGATTTGAGGAGTTTATGGATATTGTTGGTGATATTCAGACTCAACCATTCATCAATCGTGGTCCAGATGTAACAGCTGGATGGACAATGAATGCATCCCTATCAATCTATGATTACAATGATTGGTGTTCCATTCCTTATGATGATTATGACTTTGAGAATGGCAATCCTCCAGCAAGCAATTGTGGTGATTTGACAACTCAATATGAGGTATATGTCAATGGTCAACTTGAGGATACATTTACACAAAGCACAACTGAAAATAATACAATAAATATCAACTTATAATGGCAACAACAACCATCAATGTAACGACAACAGAGAATCCAACCATGAACTATGGACTCTTTGCTCAGACTGCAAATAGCACAACCATCACAACAACAACAGATGAATTAACTTTGATTGATGGAGGAGTTGGATCTTTGATTGTTCCAGCTAATGGGTTTGTTGTTGGTGATTCATTCAGAGTTGAAATGGGTGGATTGATGAGTGCTCACAATAATGACACAATCAGAATCAGATTAAAGTCTGGAGCTGTCAGTCTTGCTGATTCAGGACCATTGACAATGCCACAAATTAGCAATCAGGTTTGGATGCTAAATGTTACGTTTACAATCAGAGCCATTGGAGCATCTGGTGTTGCATCAATTGTATCATTGGCACAATTCCACATTCTCAAGGCAGCATCCGGAACACAACAAGGATTTGCTTGGAACACAGTGAACAATACAACATTTGATACTACCATAAGCAACACGTTAAATGTAACAGCTCAATGGAGTT